GCCTGTGCTAGTAAATGAGTAACTCTAGAGGGAAAATGAAAAAAATCTTCTAAAGCCTGAACTTGAGCTTTAGAATGTTGGCCACATCCTGCATTACGTTTATATTTTTCGTTATGCATAAATCTAGTTAAATGTGGCATATCATGTTTAAGATTCATAGTTTTTAACATCTCAAACATATTTTGATATTGTTTATCCGCATTACGATTATAAGTAAATACCCATTCACCATTTATTTCGCGGATTATATCAGCTAGTGTTTTAAATATAAAACCTTTCGGTTGATTTTTAATATATTTAAACATTGCTGGAATATCTACCCAAACAGGATTCTTATGTACGAACTTGTAAAATGAAATTGTGCTTTGTGACATTATTAAATTTTGTAAAGAAGTCTTTGTAAAATTTTGAAAGTTTGAAAGCGTAATTTTGGTCAGTAAGTTGTAGTGAATTGTCGGGGTTTGATTGAATTTACGGCTTCGCTCAGGGGGTTGCCCGCCGCCTTACTTTTAATGTATAAGGAACATGTGCATTTTGTCCGGAACTGAGGACAGCGCCGGTAATCCTGAAGACCAAAAGCCTTAAAGCAATTGTATTTTTAAGCATAGGGTTATTAAATTAAGTCTTCTTCCCTAGATCCACCAGTCCGAATTAACCAATTTGAAATTATCTAAATAATTATTTTTATTGAATACAACATATCGTGACAGATATTAACAACATAAAATAGGTAATGAACCCATTTATACGTCATGTGGTTCGACTTCGTAGTCGAATATTGTTACTCCAAGTGGGGTTGCCACTCGAATATAACAAATCACCGTATAAATTATTTTAAGGTCTAAACACATGATATTCAATAAACGTCCTTAAATATTACTTTCAAATTGACACACCCAATAAAATACTAAACTAATATTTTTAAAATAAAATAAACCTATGGCACTATGAGCTGACAAGGCTCTCAAGCTGTTCTAATGGGAAGCTCCAGTATTTATTTTATAATCTTATATACAATTTTTAAATTTTTCGTATTTTATTAAGGATTTACACAACAAAAAGATTAAATAAAAAGAAATTTTGATTTGTTATAATAAAGTTTGTGAACCGTAAATAATTTGCTACACCTACGCGCGCAGAGACATTAAAGTCCAAATGAGCGACACAATCCCTCAAAGGGACTGAGCATACGCGATATAGGTTGTAAAACCTGTAGCGGAAAAAGGAGGAATACG